CCCATCAAAAGTTTCCAAATATTGAGTACTAGCAACACTGATAGGACCAGATTCTGTGCTTGCATAAGCAACAGTCAATTTAGTAGGAACAATATCAGATTGAACTCCTTTAATTTCAACCTTATTATTTGTAGAATTCATTCCATGATTTGGATGGAACACTAACATGTGACGTCCATCATTTAATGAAGATGCTGTGGTTGAAATTGCAAAAATTGGATTTTCTGGAAGTCTATTTTCAAAGCTATCAGCAGTGACTTTGGAATTATAAAATCTTGCAGTTCCACCAGAAGTAATAAACTGACACTTTTTCAAAGTAAACTTAAGATCTTCTTCTTGGCTTGCAGTCCAAGTAGTTCCATTTTGTGATTTAAATAATACTCCAGATGCTGGTTGTCTATTAATAATAACTTTTTGAATTTCTGGAAGATCTCTTGTAGTAATTTCAACTTCTCCCATTCTAGCAATCCAAACATTATAATCATCAGAATCTGAAAGAAGTACAATTGCATACTCTTTACCACCTTCTAATCTAGTTAAAGAATCAAATTTAAAAGTAGTAGCAACAGTTCCATTTGAACTTGTGGTTACTTCTTCTGGGAGAAGAACTTTTTCCAGTCCACTTATAACTTTATCAGGACCTCCAGGAATTCCAAAAGACACTTCTCTAATTTGAAGAGATACTGGAATAGAATCTGATTTGCTTGCAAAGAAAATATCTACAGAAGATGGGACAATTCCATTTTCATCACTTACAATAAATGTTTGTGCAAGAGGATCATAGTAATTAATTGTTGTTGTAGTTACTTTTGTTCCTGAAGAAGTAAATGTAGTTTCTGCAGAACTAATGAATTCTCCAGGTACACCAAGTGGTGGTTGTGTTGTACTCAACTTAACTGATGAAGATCCTGTATTATATTTGACATTACCTTCATTTGGATCTGGAATAAAAATACTTCCAATTACTGTACCATTGTCATCAGTAATTAACCTATTATTAGAAACTTTTGCAGTAGCTTTACTATCAAGTCCATATAGATTCATTCCAATCAAAGCATTTCCAGAAAAGTCTGAAATGTTTGAAATCTGTAATGATGAAGTGTCAATATTTAAAAGTGTAGATTGTGATCCATAGAGAGTTGAAATTCCTACAGAAGGTGAGTATGGATTTGTTTTGAATGTTGCACTTGGAGAAGCATAGTCTCCATCTTTGTGATTTGGAACACATAATCTAAATTTAATTTTATCTCCATATGGTGTAGTTCCAACAACAGTTTCACCAATCTTAAATACGCCAACTACGCTATCAATTTCAAGAAGTTTAGGGAATGCATAGGTTTTTCCACTAGATGCATCTGAAAGATTTTTTGAAGCAAAAACCAAATCAAATTTAGTTCTTGGTTTTAATCTTGTTCCTACAAATTGAATATTTCTAGATCTGATATAAGGAATAGAAGAAGTTGTTGTACTTGAGGTTGACCATGATCCTCTATGTCCACTAGGGATTGAAATAGTTTCATTAATGTTTGTAGTCCAAGTATCTACACTAGGAGAAAGATTTAAGAATCCAGTCCAAGTTACAATGTTAAATGGGTTTACATTAATAATTCTACTTGCAAATGGCTGTTCAATTTGATTGACTTCTTGATAATCTAATGTCAAACTATTTCCTTTAAGTTTTAAATTATTGCAATTTGTATTAGTTAAATCAATTTGTCCTGTTGATACTTGATTGTCAAAAGGATAAAGAGACAAATCAACTCTATCTTTGTTTGTTGGTGCAAACAATGAGTTATTTGAAATTTCTGCTCTGTATGATGGATCTTTAGTGTCTGATGATTTAGAAGAACTAAAGTTATCTACAAAAAATCCTGATTTAAATCTATTAAATCCATTAGAATCTTCTATCAGTAAGTTTTGAGTTGAAACTTCAAGAAGAGAAAGAGAAGTATAATATTCTAAATTAGACACTCTGTTTTCAATGTCTCTAATATCAGACATTGTAAACCTCTTATGATCTGCTAATATGATGGCTACATCAGTTTGAATATTATAAACATATGGAGTACTAATAATAGTTGCTACATCCAATACTTCATCAGAAATTGGTGGGATTACAGGAGTTTCTGCTGGGTCTCCAAAAACAAGATCAAAAATTCCTTCTTTTGATAATGTAAGTTTATCAACTCTTGGAAGATAAAAATCATAATCAAAGATGTAACTTTCATTAGAAACTAAAATTTGAGAAGCATTTAAGTATGAAGAATTAAATGACCTTGATGAAAAATCAAATGGACTTAATTTTGGACCACTATCATAAGGAGAAACCCTTGGTCTAATGTCAATAGTATCAGTATTTCTAACACCCTCAAATACAGGTAACTTATTTTTGTTTATTGATGTTGGGTAACTATTGACAGTAACAACATCCCCAGAATCAGTTGAATCATAATCAAAGTAATCAAAATAAATTTTTAATCTTGATGATGGTTCTTTTGATGATGCTAATCTTTTAATTCTACCAAAATCATAAAAATGCTTTCTTTGCCCATTATCTACAATGAAATCATTAATAATATTAACATCTCCTGGATCTACATTTGACACTGTTGCTTCATATCCAGTTTCTCCAAAAGAAACTTTTTCAAATTCTTTAAATCTTTGAGTTGACTTATAAATCAAATAAATTTGTGATCCAGATCTTACTTCAGCATAAACAGCAACAGCACCAGTTTCTTTTCCAACTACGAGTTCTCCTAATATTAAGTCTGAGGTGCTGCTATTTGGACTATTAAGACCTGTTAAAGTAATCCAAGGTAAAGATGGGTCAGATGAAGTAGAAGACTGGAATACAGCATGTACTTCTAAAATGTCTGGAACATTTAAACTAATTTCAGAATCTTCAACTCTTGTCCCATAAACGCTTGTGTAAGCTAATCCAGCATTTCTTGGAGTTGAATATTTGGTATTTGAAATTGAAATACTTTGAACTCTCTTTAATTTCTTATATTTTGGTGATACATTGGATTTAATTTGTGTAGTAATTACTACACAAGGTCCTGCTGATGCTGTCAATCCTGTTATTGTTCCAGTTTTTCCACCAGTATTAATAGTTACATTGGAACTTGATAATGATTCAATAGAATTATTTGCATTAATTACAAGATATCTTTCTTCATCAAATGAAGCATAGACATAATCACTTCCTGTCAAATCTGGCAATGTTATAGATGTTCCTGATTTAACAACACCTTTATATTCTTTTCTTACATAAAGATTGGAATTGGTTAAATCTACATTGGCAATGTTTGACTTTTCAAGTTTTCCATATAAAGATGAATTATCAAATTGGGTGATTTCGGGTGTAATTTTGGCAATATTTTGAACTGAAATAGTTCCAGATCCCAAATCTCCAGTACAAACATTAGTTACTGTAGATACTCCAGTAACTGTTACAGAACTATTTGAACCATTAATTGAGGTGATCTTAGAATATACAGAAGAAGTAATCCCAGATCTTTCATATTTAATAATATCACCTACTTTGAATCCATTAGCAAAACTTGCACCATTATTTTTGGTAATTGTTGCAATACCTGTTGGAGAATATACTGCAATACTGAATGGTCCAGTTAATTGAGTTTGTTTTGATAGTACAGTATCTGCTACAAAATTGCCATTATCTGATAAAGACTTAATATCATTAATTGAATAGTTTCTTACTGTTCCAATAGATACTGCAGATTCAATTCCATCTACAACTAATACTTCATTTTGAATAAATTGTCCTGATACTTGATATAATGATAAACTTGCTCCTGACTTTTCTTTGATGTATCCTGAAGCACCACTACTTTTACCTTGAATATATGAACCATTTATTGCAGAAGAAATGGAAGAACTTCCTACAATAGTTGTGTAAGTTTGAATATCAAATAAGTATAAATTAAACTGACTTGAATCATCTGAATATGAAGAATTATCTATTTCATAATCATAAACTCTTGCATAACCAATAGTTCCACCTATAGAAACTCCATTTTCCAATCTTAAATTGGAAAGCTCTAAAGTTGCATCTGTAGAAAGTCCAATGTTTGGAGATGAAGTGGCATTATTAACTTTAATTAAATTTCCAGCATAAAAATTATTAGAAGAAGATTCTACATGCTTTTTAGTTCTTGCTTTTGGAAAATCTAAAACAGTTTCTCCAGGAGTAATTTCATAACCTTTTACATATGCTTTTCCTGGAGATACTTTAATTAATCCAAGATCATCTGATGGAGAACTTCCTTCTGATGTTTTTTGTCCAGTAAAATATAATCCACCATTCCCTAATCTATCATTTAATGATTCTAATGATTGTACATTAAATGGTTTTACATAGTAATTTCCAGATTCATCAAAAGTTCTTCTTGCTAAAACATCTGCAATAAAATTACTCTCAGTTTGAGTTCTTATTTTTTTAATTACTCCATTTTCAACTCTAAAGAGTTCAATAAAGTTATCATCATAATAATCATCTAGAGATTTGCTGATTAAATTTGTTTTAATTTGAAGTCTATCTGCTCCAGGAGCTGCATAGTTTGAAAACCCTTGGGCATTATCATTAAGAGAAGAATCTTCATTAGAGTCTACAATTTCTTCAGTAATTGATAATCCAACTCTTAATGAGGGTGTATTGGAATAATAGTCTAAAATAATAGTGTCACTGCTTACATTTACAAAATACCCTCTAATAAAATAAACCCCCTCATCAATTTTTGCAGCAGATCCCACTGACATGGCACTTCTGCCAAGTGGAGATGATACTTTAACTATTTCACTACCAGAAAAAATATATGAACTGCCTACCTCAACATCATCATTTGTAATTAATTCTTCACCATTTTCAAAAATTTCAGATGAAAAATCATTAGGGGATGAATTTAAATACTTTACATATAAAGTTGTAGATACCTCTGTATCTGACTTAGATGCAACTTTAACTACTTTTGCTGTTACACCTGTAATTTTTCCTGTAACAGTTTTGCCAATCATATTTTCATAATATGATTCTACATTAATACCTTTAAAAGTACTTTCAACTTCTACTGCATTAAAGGTATTATCGTAAGCAAATCCTCCAGGAATTACAATAGATCCCTCAGAGAAGAATTTGGAACCAAATTTTTCAATTTGATTTTGGAGTATTGATTGTAATGTCGTTAACTCTCTTGTTTGTACAGTGACTCCAGGTTTAAATAAAACCTTGTAATAGTTTTTGCCATCACTAAAGTCATCATAATATGGAGATTTATTGAGATCTGTACTTTGTGGCATTTTTTTTAAAATTCTAAAATGATTTTAATGTCTTCTCTTTGCTGTGATGCTCTAGTTACAGAAGATCTATTGTCTACGTATACGATTTCACCACTCTTTATATTTATATCTGGCGAAGAAAGGCCATTATTAAAATCTTGACCAAGATAATAAGTTACAGACCCAACTGTAACATTATTGGAATTGAATGAAGTATCAACACTGTAAGAACTAGAATCTATTGTAATAGTTGTTGGACTAAATTCTGTAAAGGCATATCTTGTTGAGGTTTGAATTCCTGTACTACTATCTGCATAGTGATAGTCTATGACATTTTTAGACCCAACTTGATAAGTGTCAATTAAGTTTGTTCTTGGTTGAATATACCTTGCAACTTTTGTTGTAGAATCAAAACTAACTAAATTTCCAACAGCATTACTTCCTGGTTGTGTCATTATAGAGTCTAATGTTTCACTAACATTGGTAGTAAGTTTTGCAGCATAAACCCCAGATCCAGTTGACCCAGTAAAAAAGCTTTGTGACCCAAAACTCTTAATATTTTTAATGATTCCAATTCTGGAAAATTGGTTTCCAATTATAAAATCTGGATTTGTTGGATCGTTTTCAATTCTTCCATATATAAGAGCTTTATTTGCTCCCAGTTCATTATATACATCAGCACCATGCCCGCCTGCAGGGGGAATGATGACATTAAAGATTGCTTTATTTCCAGTTAAAGATGGAAGAATAGAATCTAAATCTAAGGTTGCATAAGTGTAACCAGATCCACCATTAGTAACATCAACTGAAACTGGTTTTGACTCTTCATCAAATGTTACTGTTGCATACCCACCAGAACCATCTCCTCTGATTGGAACATTTGTTAATGTCCCATAATAATTATAAATTTGTTGCTCTTCAATTAAAATTGTTTCAATTTTTCCATCAGTTGCATTATTTCTAACTCTTACTATTTCAGAATCTGAAGTTGTAGTCCAGTTATTTGGTACACTTATATAATCTGTAGAATCAAATTTTAAAACATCAGATGGAGAAAGAGTATAGAGATATTTCCAAGAATATCCATCACTTTCTTTTCTTGGAGATAAATCAGTGTGTAATGGTTCTTGAGTTGAAACTACTCCCATATTAGAGTTAGATGGAGCAGATCCATTATTAATGCAAATATAAACTTTATAATCTTTATTAATTACATAATAATTAGCATCATATAATCTTGTAGAAGAAGTCACTGGAGCAGTATTATAAACACTGTAGTCATGTCTGTACATATCATATTTTTTTCCACTTTCCCACTTATTTTTCCTAACAACTCTTACTACATCAGAAGAATTAACTTTTTTGACTCCCAAAATAGTATCACGATATGAATTTAGATATAAAGTGTTATCTATTGGATCTGGTGGAGAAGAATCCCACCCAGAATCAAAAGAAGTTGCATTAGGCAATCCTAAGAAAATATAATATCTTCCTGAAGAAATATCATTTATAAAATTGGAACAATTGATAATCCTTAATTTATCAGTAACTATTGCTGACATTTGGCAGTTGTATCTTTATGTTTATTTATTAGCTAACTCTATAGAATGAAATTGGAATGGTGTTTATTCCAGATGGGGATGATGAATAACTTGTAGACCCTATTCCCACTATATTAGATCCAATTAAAACTACTGTTACACCAATACCAATATATTGTCCTTCAATATAATCTCCAATTTGAACTAAAGATCCTATTCCTGCTGAAGTATTAATACCAATAATACTTGTATTTAAACCAGAAAAAGTGCCAGCAGTTGTCCCAATTCCAGAGGATGTTGTCAATTTAGTAAATGTTAGAACTTCAGAATCTTGTTCTTCTCTTGATTTACTCATGTACTCACCATTAATAATTAAATCTTTATTTTGGGGGGTCCAAGAAATAGATCTTAATTGGTCTGAAGAATCTGAAATACCAACATCAGTATAAACTTCAGTTCTTAATGTATCAGAACTTACTATCCTTACAGCAGTTCTTGATTTTTGAGCTACAGGAGGTTCACCATAAATGTTTTGTGGTATTTGTAATTTATCACCCTCTTTAACTCTAACTTTAGTAGTAAAGAATTGAGAATCTGTAGAAGATCCTTTGTAAAAATAAACTTTAAGAGTACTGCCATATGGAACAGATTCTGTAAAGGTAATTTGAGATCCTCCAGTAAACTTATAAGATTTTTCTGGAAGTTGTAAAACATCATTTATAAACACTAAAAGATTATAAGCTAAATTTACTTCAGACCCAACTTCAGACTCTAAACTTACTCTTCTAGATTTATTATCTACAGTTTCTGTAAGAGTAAATACTTTTCTTTTACCATTTACTTTACTTGTTAAATCATCTAATTTTTGAAGAATTCCCACGTTCCAAGCAGAAAAGGAATCTTTAGTAACTTCTTGTATTTTAAGTTTTAACTGATTAGAATTTGTATAATTTGCACCTGTCAAAATTCCTACAGGCGTTAATTCTTCTTCTGTTTTGTAATTATATCCAGGATTTGTGAATATTAATTTTTCAATTTGA